AAAAATAAAATCAATAATGGGACTGTCTGTATCATCCTCGTCGGGAAACTCCACGACATATTTATCAACAGCAATACGGCGCTGCTGAATAAAATCCTGTCTTTTCTTATCCTGTATAAGAGTAGTCCGATGAAACCGGCCAATAGCCCTGCTCCGATAAAGCCCAATTCCCACAATATCTGCAACCAGCAATTATGCGCCTGCCGCCAGGCAACCCAGTCCCCCTCTGTCCCCTGGTAAAGCCATTTATTCGTTACGCCTCCGGCGACATCCCTGCTTAATACGGGGAATATAACCTTATAAGTCCCCAGGCCATAGCCGAAAAACGGGTGCTCTCTTGCCGTAAGGGATATTGTCCTTTTCCACACCGGCCAGCGCCCGCCGGTATAATGGGCGCGGATTTTATCTTTGGCCATAAACAGGGAACAAACCACGATTGCCACGATAATCAACTTCTTCCATCCCCTTAGATAAACAAACAATCCCGCCAGGACGGATAATACCGCGCCGTAAGAACGGCTGATATAAACCGCTAAACCTATCGGGAAAATATTTTGTTTCTTATATGCCGCCAGGAAAGGCACAAGGCAAATAATAAAACTCCCCAATACCATCGGGTTGCCGATTGTCCCCCAGTAAGTCGCCTGAGCTATGCTATGCCCGAAATTAAGCAGCTTGTCAAAACCGAGTTTCTGTATCACGATAATCGCCACATTGAGAAAGAACACGCTTTGTATCGCCTTGTAGATAAAATCGTAATTCCTTATCTCAAGGCATAAGAGATAAAACCCCGCCGCAACCATCAGCACGGCAAAAGCGGTAAAGGATAAATAAGGCGCGCGGCTTAAAAAACAGTTGATAAAAGAATAGATGATAAAAACCTTGACGATTGTATGCGCCCTACTGAACAGAAATAAAAACCCTAGGAAGCCGCTTATTAACACCAGGTAAAACCATAATTCCGTGTTCGCCAATACAGGCAAATGGAACTGGTCGGTAAAAGCTATTGCCAGCAAGCAGATTATAAAAGCGGCTATTTTCTCTCTCATAAGAGTAAAGGGCAGGGCTACTTTTTAAGGTAGCCCAAACCCTAAACTTTATTATGGGTTGATTGTAACGCCCTGAGCCGCAGCAACAGTCCAGCCGAGTGTGTCATCAACATAAAGCAGCGTTACTGTATCGCCAACAGTATCCATTGAGATACTGCTCCAGCCAAACTGAGTTGTAGCGTCAATCGTAAGCGTTCCGGTATCGCTGTTTGGTTCGGCTACCAAAGTCAAAAGCTGCCCCGGGTAACCGTTCGCAAAAGTAAGCGTCCTGGTGGTTATCCACACCCTAGCAATGCGGTATGACGGCGTTTGCGCGTCAGCCGCAGTCGTCGGTAGTGTGGTTGCATCTCCCTTATTTACGCCCGTCGCAAGAAAATCAAGGTTGATGGGCATATTATAAGTGCTCCCATCAGTGCTGTATCCGCTGCCATCGCTTGTAAAATCAAGGGTAGTTGCCACCCCTTCCGATACTCCATCCTTGCGTATGGCTACGGAGGCAAAGGCAGAGGAACACATAAGGAGCATTACTAATAGCAGTAAAAACAACCTCTTAGACATTCTTCCCTCCTTGTATAGCCAGGGCGGGAGCAATCCCGCCCCAGCTATTATTTATTTAGCCCTTTGCCACATAAGCAATGCCAACCTTTACCACAATCCCGTTGGTAGGAGTCCCGGCTCCCACAACCAGGGTTGGAATTTGCCCGTCGCCAGCCTCAACTTCAAAGCCCAATGAACCGGCGATGCCATTGCCGTTTGAAAGCGCCTTGACCGCGGCACTTCCTAAATTGGTGGCATCCATAAACTCGTTCGGGTCGGCAAGCGTCCCAAATTCCAGGGTGCAAGAACCGCCTAAAGCCCCGCAGTCTATAATCCACTCCACGATGCGCGCTTCAACCGGAAGAAGGCAACCCATTAAGTGGATTACCTCGCCGGTTGTAACAACACCGTCGAAGGTAAATGAGTCATAGACCCACTTTACCGCTCCGCCGACTAACTCCGGTTCGATGCTATTGACTACCCCTGCTCTTTGCAGCGTTTTGTTAACTCCGTATGATGTTCCCATTGAGAACCTCCTTCTTGGAAATAAAAGTTAAACCTCCCCTTATTCGATACAATCCACTTCCACTACCCTTTTTTCCTCTAACCTGGTGGAGCCGTATGACTGCCCCGCATATACCTGGGCGGAAAAGTGAATACCCGGCATAATGTCAATGGATGTTAAGAGGTCTAACCAGATACCAAGCACCACGCCGTTTTTATGGTATGCGGCGCATTTCCTGGTGGTTGAGGTAATCGGGAGCCTTTCAGACTGCACAAAGTTAAAACCGCAGATTGTCCCCGGCTGGCCGCTTACCAGTGCCTTGACCTGCGCGTAATCCTGGGATGTCGCTTCGGTGATGGCGAGTAAATCCTCTACCCCTTCGGCGGTAATGGCGAAAAACCTGTTGTCAGGTTCCACTTCCTCCTGGTCGAGGATTTTCTTAGCTGCGCGGATTTTAGTCATATTCAGCCCTACGCCACCGGCTGAAATTATATGGCTGGGCGAGCTAAGGTCGCTTAACTCATTAGCGCTTGCCCCTGCCTTGCCGCTGTAAGCGGTAGCAAAAAACGCATTGCAGACTACCGTATCTTTGGCGCGGACTAAGGCTGCGGCGTTGGTCTGCACGACTTCGTTGGTCGGGTCTTTAAGCATCATAACCTTGTCCATTTTGTCGAGCAAAGGCGCCTTGTAGAAATAACGCGGGACGATTTTCCTGCGGTCGAAGTTAGGATCGGTGTTTCTTACAACTTCATTGCGTGAAACTTTTTCATCGGCATCCACAGCGGCAATCTGATCCTGGAAAGACACTTCACCGGAACAGTTGGGCTTCTGGAATACCGTAGGAGCGACTGCCAATGTCTTCTGCTGGACTAAAAGCAGAATATTGTCGCTATATTGGTTTTTTAGTGCCGTATCAACAGCCATTTGTATCCTCCTTGTAGGATTAACTTGACCTGTTAACCTCCGAGCTTTCAGGTTATCCTTACGGGCCTAAAAAGCCTTACTGCTCTTGGGCCCCTACAAAGAGGGGTTATCCGTTTCCTGTTACACTTTATAAGCGGGGGTTTTCCCTTATCCGCCGCTAAAGTTATTCCGATTTCAACATCTTCTGCAATTCATACATCCTGTCCACCAGATATTGGTGCGAAGGATGCGAGCTATCCAGATACGCCGGATTGGCTTTAATCGTATTTATCTCAAGTTGTGCCGCCTCCGGTGAAAGCAATGTCCCGGACATATTCGTCCTGTCCAGAGCCTCTTCGCTTAAATTCCCCCCCACATTGGCGAGTAATTCTATGATAAAGGGGTCATTTCCGTATTTCTTGGCAATGGCTTCTCCCTGCTTCGGGTCGCCGCAGAAGTTCTTTAACACGGCATTGGCCAGCTTGGACTTTTCCTCATAACCCAGCCCCCACTTGCTGCGTAAATTCAGGTTGGCCTCGTTAAATGCCTTGTTATTAGCCTCTATCTGCGCCTGTGTGCCCTGATTAAGCACATTGGCAAGCTCATCCATTACCAGCGCGTATTGGTGCGGCAGAAAGCCCGCTTTATGCAATTTTGCGTTAAAACCCTCTATAAACTTGGCATCTAAAGTTATACCTTCGGGGAGCTTGAAATTCGCCGAGGGTTTGTATTCTTTCGGGTCTTTGGGGAGCCCTAACTGGGAGAACACCCTTTTTAAGTCATCCTGATTAAAGTTCCCGTCCTTATCTTTATAGGGCATAGCTATCTTTTCGGCGGGGACAAGATGCTCTATGTCCTTATAGCTTTTTATAATATCAGCCGGAGTTTTCCAACCCTTTACCCCAAGAAGCGTTCTATGTTCCGGCTCAAGCGCGCTTGCCCAGTCTCCGCTCGGGGCTTTCGGCTTATATCCTGAAAGGAACTCATCAAAGGATTTATAGCTGGCGATATCCTCGGTTGTTGCGCCGGAGTTGGTGATAAAACTGGTAACTGCGGGTCTCTGCTCCTCTGCTACTGATTCAATAAACGGGATTACCACTTCGCCTCTTTCATTTCTCATTACCCTAATAAACCCCTTGATAAATGGGCTTATTAGTTGTCCTGCGCGGGCTAATAAGTTAACCATCTTGTTTCTCCTTTTTAACAGGTTTTTAATAAACTTCATCAATCTATGCCAAAAGCCAATTTTCTTAACCGCAATTCTCATTGGCTGGATGTTTTCTTTTAATTTATCGCCTTCAAAATCTATGAAATCCCTGATTTTCCTGCGTATGATGATATGCCCGTCGCATAACCTTACCCAAGCGGTATGAAAATTTTCCTTAATTAAATCCGCACTGACTGTTTTTCTTTCAACGCCCAGAAGGATTCTCATTCTTTTGTCAAGTCCTCCAAAATCTGTGTCAGGTCTTTTTCAACCATCGTCCGGATATAATTAAAAAGCGAGCGCCTTCCTTCGTTCATTCCTCTCTTAAAATCATCAGGGTCATAAATAGTAATCCTGTCAAACCCGCGTTTGGCTAAATCCTGCAATACCCATATCCCGTCCTCTCCGCCGAATACCCTTTTATATTTCTGGGATGCCTCGGAAATCTGCGATTCTAACTTTTTTAAGTGCGCTTTGTTTTCTTTGTCAAATGGCCACATTATCTGACTCCTGCCGGTTGCGCCGCTTCCTGGATATTCCTATCCGCTTCCGTAGCAACCTTCGTGGTCTCTGTCCCCTGCCTTAACATTTCCATCTGCATTGCCATCGCATTCTGTTGTGCGCGGTTACCCCTGATATCCTCAACCTCCGCATCGTCGCGGATGACTTTCGGGGTGATGTTGGTAATCTCCGCGGTATAATCAACCAGTTCGTCAAAATCTATCTTGTCGAATACTTCGGGATTGACTGTGCCGAATGAAGCGATAATCTGCATCGCCTGCGAGAGATTAGCCAATTCCAGGGATTTCTGCGCCCGCGCCAAAGGCGAAATATACTCAATCACATATTCCTCGTTTATCAATTCAGGCGGCAATGGGGGGAGTTTGCCGTTTGCCGCCGCAATGGAATAAACCCTCTCAATCACAGGGCTTAACTTCTCGCGCATAATATTGCCGACCGCAGAGCCCAATAACTGCATCCGCTGGTTATTCAAGATATTTACTTCCGTAGCCGTCTTGTCGCCTATTGACTCCATCAGGATAAATAAATCGTTATAGAATGCCTGGGCGACTTTCTGCTGCTTGTATTTCACATAATCAATCCCTAAAGGGACATTTGCGCCGGTAACAATAGGCGTGATATGCTCATTGGGGTAACCGGCGTTTTTGATATTCTTCCCTCCTGGGTTGAAATTATATGGGCGGAGGAACGCCTCGTCGGGGATTTCCAGGGGCGGCCTGACTGTCGTCTGCGCGCCGAGGATATTTGCCAGCTCCATCTGGTTGAGCATCCTGATATCGGGCAAGATATTCATTGCCGGGGAATATCCATAGGGGCTGCCCTTGCTCTTCGCAAAGCGCGACACCATAAAGGGGAATTCCTTATATCCCGACTCACGCACCGTTTCCTTGCGTTCCCGGTCAATCCAGAGCGCGGCATAAGGCATATTCCGGGCGTCCTTCTTCGACTGGTCGTAGAATTCCCTGGGGAATACGCAGAAAAGATATTTGAATTTGGTACTGTAATCATTCTTGGCATAACATTCCCTGACCTTTTCTCCGACCTTCTTGTCCCCGAATTTCCCGATTGCCTGGTCTGCGGAATATTCATACTCGATATATGCGGTATTAGCCCTGCCCTGCGCGTCAGCCAGTATCACCACATTCTCGATATTCAGGCAGTCAAAACGCACATCCTCAATAATGTCCCTTTCGCAATAGAGGATATCCGTGCCGATAGAGCCAAGCCCAAGATAGCTTTCCACATCTTCCTGGTAAAAATTAGAGCCGTTCGTCATCAAATATAAAACATCCTCGGTGTCCCTTAAATAATCAAGGATATGCTTCCTTGTCATCAGGGCGCGGTTGCGTAATCCGATAGTGAACCATTTAGTCTGCGGGCCGGACATATAAGCTTGCATACCGGCGGCAAAATAGGCATTGGAGATAATCGCCGTAGAGTCGTAGATATCAACCGGCAGCTTATCGCCCAAACTCTTTATGCGGGTGATATAAGCCTTGCGCGGCAGGGTAAAATATGTCAATTCCTGCCAGTATGCTTCCAGCGCTGAGCGGGCGGATTTCTGCTCGTCATAGACCCTGATATGTTTCTGGGGGGTAGTTTCCGGCATCGTTAGCCTCCCAATAAAGTATTAAATCCCAGGCTTGCTTCCTCGCCAATCCCCAAAGGAGAGGTAAGGATAGTCTGCGTCTGGGATAACCGGCGTTTCTTTATTTTTTCCTTTGCCTCGCTTTCAGCCAATGCCTCCGCAGCTGCGGACTTCTCTTCGGCTGCCTTGACTTGCGCTTCCTGATAAGAAAGCAGCCTATTCTGCTGCTCCTCCTGGGCTGATAACGCTTTTTTCTGCGCTTTCTTTTCTTCGGACGCCTGATAGACGGATGTTCCTACTCCGGCCGTTGCGACTGCTCCCGCGGCAATTAAAAGTGCTGTTGCTGTCGTTAGTGCCATTATGCCCCCCTTAAAGAGTTTTAATGTAATGCTTTTCCAAATACTTAAAATTATTATGCAAATAAAATCTTTCTATCTTTTCGCCTATGTCATTGCCTAAATGCACCATAACCAAATGCCTTATCCCTTCCGCGCGGCATTTATCTTCCAGATGCTTTAACAGCTTAATGCCATATTTGCGATATGCTTTAGAAACATACCAGACTGCTTCCTGATAAATCTTGCTGCCGTCAAGAGGATAGTCGGTAATAATCCCCGAAACTACTCCGACGATTTTACCTTCTGCTTCTATGACAAGGCTATTTGCGACATAAGTTTTTACAAATTCTTTAGCAAAATTTAATTCTATCCTTATCCCGTATTCCGCAAGGCTTTCTTCCTGAAATTCTTTTAATAAATCTATCGCACTATCAATATCTGCTATTGTAGCTTTGCGTATTGCGGGAATTTCACTCATATTTCAAAACACTCTTCTTGTGCTTGAAGTATTCCACCTGCTTCAATCTATGCTCTGCGGCTTTTCTTGATTTATAGGGACCGCCTAAATTCTTCCCACTTTCACTAACCACATAATATCCGCCCGTGCGCTTTACTATCATAATTTGAAACTTAGCGGGCTCATCCCCGCCGTCATTTCCGCGTCTTTATATTTCCCACTTAAAGGATTATATTCCCCGACTTCATCTATCCTGCCCTGATTATCTGCCCTGCCCCTGACCGGCGCTTTGGCTATCTGCTGTTGCATCGCAAGGGTGTCTATTAAGTCAACATACAAGCTCTTAAATCCGTCTATGGTAACGCCCAGGAGTTCGGTTTCCAACTCGGCAAGCCAGGGCGCAAATTCAGGAAGCCATACCGAGTGCGCCTTGAACCTGGGAGCAAGCATCTTGACGCGCTCTAATTTAGTGCCTGCCTTGATATGCTCAATCGGAAGGATGTCAAAGAAGATATTGCGCCTCTGCATTTCCTTGTAGATAAACGGCTCTAATATCTGCTTGAAATGCCCCTTTTCTATGCCTACGGGGATGCGTTTCCTGCCCCCGAAATGAGGCATCCATTTCTCTATCGCATTGAACAGCTCGTCAATAAAGACATCCGACGTCCAGCGCCCGTAAGGAAAATCTACGATAATCCAGCGGTTATCTTCGGTTACGGCATTGACGCAGATTGCCCGGTAACAGGCGGATTTATTGACGCTTGAAGCGGGGTCAACAGTCATAAAAAGATTGGCGTCCTTGATGATGTTGTCCACATAGAGATATGAATAGCGGATAAAATCATTCTTGTTGAACGCCCTGCTTTCTTCGCTTGTCGCCTCACACATCCGCTCGCGCATCCAGGCATCAATCTGCCCCACCCTGCGGAAGCTCTCCCTTTCTTTTTCTATCTCTTCAATGGGGAATTTCTCCATCCAGGACGGCTCGCCCTGCTCGTTCTGAATAGCTATTTTGCGCGTCTGGAATCCCAGCTCCGCGGCAGCGTTAAATACCCGCTCAACGATACATCTTTCCCCGAGGTTATTGCCTATCAAGAATATCCTGGTATGCTGGCCTAAAAACATTATATCGGAGACAAACCATCGCCAGTCATTGTCAAGGACTGTGTCGCTGCGGGCATCTTCCGTGTCCTGCGGATCGTCCAAAACGCAGATACGCGGCCTGCGGTCTATGTTGGCCAGGCCCCTGATTGACGAACCCTTGCCATAAACTTCAATCCTGATGTTATGCGTTTTGCCTTGCGCGTCCTTGACATCAACGGAAAAAATCTCGGTGGATTTCTGATTGACTTTTATTAAATTGGAGTTCAGCGCAGGGTTAGTGAGGTATTCTTCTTCTATTTCCAGCAGCTTATTACCGGCAAGCGTAGCGTTCTGCTTGATTAAAACGATATAATCCCTCTCCGCGGAAGGGAAACGCAGACAATAAAGCAGGAAGGCGCGCAGGACTATCTGGCCTTTGCCACTTTCACGGAAACCTTCTATGGCGAAATTATCCTTTTCTTTAAGCAGGATATCCGACCATTGAAAATGGAATTCAGGCGGGGCGACTTCATCCTTGCCGTTTTTCAATAAAAGATAGCGGAAGGCGACCAGGTTCTCGTAGGCCATCCTGATACGCTTCGCCAGTTCCTTTTCCTGTTCAGGCGTCAAGGGTATTTATCCTTTCCCGAAAGTTCTTGTTTTCCTGGGTTCTGCGATGTAGGGCAAACCGGCTTTGTATAGCTGCCGGTAATGAAGATTATGCTGCTTGAGCAATGATTTGGCGCGTTCAAAATGCCCGCGTTCTTCGGCTTCCAGAGCATTGACAATCCGCTTGATTTCCCACCTGTCGCTGTCAGTAAGGTCTATCTTATGCGTCCAGGAATGCAGGCCTTCTTCCAATACCCGCATTTCCATTATTGAGACATTCTGCCGTTCAAAGATATAGCGCATTGCGATAGTGTGCATTTCCCCGATTGAAGGCAAGACTCTGGTTTTAATTTTGGTTAACACGCTCGGTTATTCTGTTTGGGATTGCCTTGCTGACGATTTCTTCAAAAAAGACATTGTGCTGGATAGCGCCGGAATGTTCGATTTTATTTTTCTTGCAACCAGTCATTTCAGCAATATCTTCCAGGGCTTTAAGCTGAACATTATTATCATCAACTTCGATACAGCCCTCATCTTCTGCCCTGATTAATTTGCCTTCTTTATCAACGAGAATAGTTGCACCTATCGGGCGCTTGCAATTTGCTTTATCTATAAATCTCTTTGCGATTTGATAATCGGAATACCCTAAACGCTCAAAAATGTCTTTCATATCCGCAGTTACTACTTCCTCCAACTTCTTCGAGCGCTTAGTGGCGTAATTAAAAGAATAGCCAGCTTCTAATGCAGCATCTGTCTGATTAAGTTTTAATACGAGGCGATTATATTTATATTTCTGCTGTCTGATATTCATAATTAAAAGTAGAGGCGCGTAATGAGACTCTTTGCTTTATAGCTTTTTCTTACTTGCTTCTCTCAGCGCCTCTACTAAAAGTATAAGGATTTTGAAAAGTTATTTTTAATTCAGGTATCGTTATAGTCCCTTAATCTAATCGTATCTATAATGCTTTTAATATGTTGCAACAAATAGATTTTCTTTTCCAGATAGGCTGACTTTTGGGCCAGTTTTGAGCATATTTTGGGCGGGGGTTCCCCTTTTTTCTTTAAGAGATTGTTCAGGGTTTTTTGGGGGATATTTATTTTTATGGTTTTCGTGCGAATATAAAGTCTCATCATAAATAAAAAACCGCAAGGCGTGCGCTCTTACTAAGAAACGCAACTTAATACCTTGCGGCCTGTGTGGTAGTGGCGGCCTAAGTTAAGTTATTTGTGTATCGCTATAAAACTAAGCCTCTTCTCTTTCGGAAAATATAAATTCGTCATAAATTTAACAGGAAACATACATCGTTCAAGTTCCCCTTTTTTATTGATATGCCAACCATAATTATCTTTGCTACTATCATAAGGTTTATGACAATAACAACAAATTGGCATTCCCAATTTTTCTGTTCTTTTTCCTTTGGGGTTTTCTTTGCCCCCCAATCCCGTAATCATATCTAATTTTTGGGGATTTTTCTGAGCAATCTTACAAGTTTTATTTACAGCCTTAATGAGCCTTTTTACTTTTCTACCCTTGGCTTTTTCCATTTATGTATCGCCTCCCCGTAAATAAAATCAATCCCCACCACTTCCGATTTGTGAATAATTATCTTTGCCGGTATGTCCATATAACCCGACTGCTGCGCTACCTTATCAAGCGCCTCCTGCGCGGTCTTGCAGTCTGTAAGGTTCACCATTGCTTTATTCTGGTCCCCATGTCCTTCGCCAGGGAATAGATTTCCCTTTTTAACTTTCTCTGCCGCAACAGGAGCGCTAAATACTTTATCAGCTTATATCTTTTTCTATTATTCAACATATCTTTTTAGCTGTTTATGCTCATTCAATAGATTATTTATTTGTATTTTATTTTTGAGCCACGCCGTATTTACTTCATTTAATTCTTTTTCATACTCCCCGCACTTATGGATATAGCGCATAAAGTAATTAAGATTTATTGAATAGAGCATCCAGAGTAGAATTAAGAATAAAATTAACTTAAAGATTTCAGCTGTAATGTTGTTTTTTTTGAAACAATACCCCCAAAGACCGCCGAAGAATGCCGAGAGAATAATTAAAAAAAACAACCCTCCCCTAATATCTTCCATTGGTTTTCCTCCCCGCCAGCCATAATATCCCTGGCACTATGCAGAATATAGCACCCCA